TGAAGATCCAATGCTTGCTATCCGCAATCAACTTGCAGATGCAATCAATAAGCTAAATAGCCAAAGATTGTTCTATCAATTACATGGTTTATTCGGTACAGCACTAAGTGCTAACGCTGGTGACTATGCAGTTGCTGCTAGTTCAGGACAAGCTGAAGCCAACTATTTAACAGCTTCAAACGTAGCTAAAGCTCGTGCTCTTCTTGGAGAGCGTGGCGATGAGTTGGATACTCTTATCGTTCACCCAAATGTAGGTTTCTATCTCTATCAAGTAGGACTTTTACAGTTCTCTACTGCCTCAATGGTTTCTTCTGGAGCTATTACTTGGGGTGGTGGCGGTGCTGGTGTTGATGCTAAGAGCATCGGTACTTTCGCTGGCATGAATGTAATCATGGATTCTCAGGTGAACGCTGTTCAACCTGGTTCTTCTGGTCACATCAAAGAGTACTACTGCTATTTGGTTAAGTCTGGAACAATCCTTGAAGGTGTTCAGCAGGAGCTTCGTATTGAAGCAGATCGCAACATTCTTTCTAAGCAGGATGTTCTATCAGTTGATTACCACACTGCGTATCACATCATGGGTACTAAGTGGGGTAACGCTGCTGACAACCCAACCAATAGTGTTCTTGGTGCTAAAGCCAACTGGAGTGCTACATACGATGTTGATCTGATCCCTATCGTTCAGTTAACAGTTAACACACCTCTTGACACTTCTACTTTATAAGTAAAAGTTAAGTTGGATCTGCATAAAAGGGCTCCACTTTCGGGTGGGGCTTTTTTATGACGCTATGATGGAAGAGATATCTATTTATTAAACTGTGGCTGCAACAATTAGTGCCACCTTAAAGGGGGAAAATTCTAATAGCTACGTGACTCTAGCTGAAGCTAATAGTTATTTTGAAACCGTCCCAAGTGAAACAGATTGGGATGATAAAAGCGATGACGCTAAAAATAGAGCACTGATTTCAGCGTGCCGCTGGATCGATAGCTTGAATTTTTACGGTGATCGTTGTGATGATGGTCAAGCATTAAAATGGCCGAGAGATAATTACACAGTGGATGGTGTAGATCTTGAGTGTGGAACCATTCCTAATGGGATTAAATATGCTCAATATGAATTAGCAAGACAATTAGCGAATGATACGACTGCGATGATTGGCAATAAAGGAACTGACGGCACTTATGAACAAGTAAAACTAGGTGAGATCGAAGTGAAATATAATACTGATAGTCAAGGGGTTGGAACTATCAACAATGTATTTGACGTTTATCCGTGGCTTCAGTCCTATCTTGGTGCTTATTGTCTTGGTGGCTCTGGTAGCTATCAAGTAAGAGTTGTTAGAGGTTAATTATGGCAGGAGCATTAGACACTTTATTTAAAGATGTAGCTAAGCAAGTTGTTGCTGATCTTGGCTCATCTTTAGACACAACAATTACTTATACAAGAAGAGCTTCTTCAACATATAATACAAGCACAGGTGTAGTGACTTCAACGGATACCAGCTATGCAAATATTAAAGTTCCAATTGAATTTATTAAATCAGAGGAAGATACTGGGAGAGAAATAAGACAAGCTAAGTTATATATAACTCCTAATTTAATAGGTAATAATCAACCAACATTTGATGATGAAGTTACATTAAGTTATGCAGGAGGAACACATGCTGCTCAGATTGTTGACATAGATACGAGAAGGGGTGGTCAAGTTTATTTATACACTTTATTAGTGAGGTTCTAATGGCTAGACAAGCACAGAGGAGGAGAAGAGGAACAGTTCAGAAGGCAAAAGACTTTGCTAAAGGTATTGGCGATGATTTGAGAGATGAAATTGAGGTTCAGTTAAATGGATTTATTCGTGCAGTTGTAAGTGATTTGACAAGTGATGGAAAAAAAGGAGGTGTCAGCCCTGTATTGACGGGGTTCTTTGCATCAAGCTGGAAAGCTGGTTTAACACGACCTAGTAGAACTGATGAAAGAGAATCTTTTACCCCTTGGTCAAATATCAAGACAACTATTATTAATAAAAAAACAGTTTTAGTCCCAGGACAAAAGCCTTATATCAAGCAGAGACACTCAGTTCCTACCAACTTTACGCTTAATAAGTCAGTTTTTATTGGCAATACAGCTAAATATGCTCCTGAAGCTGTTTTGTCTCCTAAATCTCAAGTCTTTTCATACTTAGCAGGTGGAGCAGGGGGTTTTAAAGAAGGTTTGAATCAAAAGATAGATAGATTCTTTACTGATAAACGACCTGATATTAGAGTTGGTGGAGATGTTGATAGTGCTGGTCGTATTAGCTATCAAAAATTATGACACTTGTAAATGCCAGAGCAGCTTTTGAGAAAGCTGTAACCGATGCCGTTATTGCTGCTGATGGAACGGTTACGATGGTGTATGAAAATGTTCCATACATAAAACCAGGCAAAGCAAAGAAATATGTTGCTGTATCAGTGAATTTTGGACAATCAACTTTACAAAATCAAGGAGCAGCGAGTGATTATTATGCTGGATTTATTCAGTGTAATGTTTACGTTCCAAAGAACAAAGGTACTTCTGTTTTGGCTGCTATTAGTGAGTCAGTGATTGATGGTTTGACTTCTGTTAATGCTTCTAATTACACAGATACATTTAGTTGCAAACCAAAAGTAAGAGATGTTGTTGGGCCAGGTGGTATAGAAAATGAGGACGAATCACATTATCTGGGGGTCATCACTTGTCAGTTTTCAGCAATGGCCTAGTATAATATTAGTGTATAAGTTTTAGAAATCATGCCAAGAGCTATTGAACTCCTCAAAGATAATTTTGGGGTAAGTCAGCTTTATAACCACACTGTCATTAAAGATGGGAAGGATATTCTTACTGTTTATTGGCATCCTTTAACGATTGCAGAAAGAGAGGCTATTCAGAAAAAGACTGGTGGAAATGATGATGCAAATGATTTTGCATTAGCTCTAATGATACAAAAAGCATTAGATGAGGATGGAAAGAGAATTTTTGCTGATGGAGATAAGGCTGCATTAAGAAGGGAAGTAGAAGCTGCAATTCTTCAAGAAATACAGTTAGCAATGCTTGAGTCTGGTTCGGATAAGGAGGTAGACGAAGCTAAAGCAGATATGAAAAGCTAATGGTGAGATGCGTTTTATCTATTCTTTAGCAAAGGAATTAGGGAAAACGGTAGCTGAATTAAATCAAACTCTTACCAGAGAAGAAATGATTCGATGGGCTGCTTTCTTTGCTCTTCAAAATGAAGAAATGGAAAGAGATAGGGAACTAGCCCAAAGAGGTGCTGCTTCTCGAACGCAAACGAGGTAAGCTAGGAAGAGGTTTTTATTTCTTTCGTGCGTGGCTGAAGCCTATACTCGACTGATAGAAATTAAGGTCAAGGATACTGACCTTGGGAGGGCTTTAAATAAGCTTCAAAATAGTCTTGAGAAAATAGAAAAGAAGTTAGATGTAATTGCGGGTAAAAAGGCAGGAAAAGGTTTTGATGCAATAGCTAAAGGTGCGGAAAAAGCTGCAAAAGCTACTAAAAATTGGGAGCAGACTTTAAAAGGTACAAGTAGACATTTTAAAGCTTTTGATATATTAGGTCAGGGCATAAATAAAGCCTCTAGTAACATACTGAAGTTTGGTAAAAGGGCTTTAGCTCTAGATGTAACTGCTAGAAGTGTAAAGAAACTAACAGAAGTTTTTTGGAAACATTCAAAGTCAATAGATGGGGCATGGAAGTCACTTCAGAAACTTGAGCAAGCTAGTAGGAATTTTATACAGACTAATAATAAATTAATTCAAACTTTAGCAAGTGTAGGTGTACCTTTATTAGCTATAGGACAATATGCACCTCAAATATATAATTTAGGGAAAGCATTTAGACAGCTTGAATATGATGTAAAACGATTAGACAAGATAGGTAGGAGTAAAGGATTTAGAGCAGCAGTAGGGGAAGTAATTCCTAAAGGTAATCAATCTCATTTATTAGGAAGGGTAAGTAACTGGGCAC